TTTCTGCGCTGACGACTTGCCAACGGAACTCGCGGCTTATCCAGCCGCATTCGCTGCCAGCACCGGCCTGGATCCGAGCATCACACTCGCGTCGGCCGTATGTACGGCGGCGGCGGCGCTCTCGGATGACTTCCAGGTGGTCGCGGACTCACGCACAGCGTGGATGCAGTCGGCGCGCCTCTGGGTCGTGGTCATCGGTCCACCCGGCGCAGGAAAGTCGCCCGGCCAACGCGCGATGCAGGCGCCGTTGTGGACGATCCAGCGCGAACTGGTCGATGCGTGGGAAGCCGAGAAGCGCGCCCTCGGGCCTGACAGCAAGGATCTACCCATCCGCCCGCGCGTGATCGTCAACGACACCACAGTCGAAGCACTGAGCGGTGTCTTGACGACGACGCAACGCGGACTCTTGCTTTCGAACGACGAATTCGAGAGTTGGATGGGCAGCCTCGATGCGTATCGCGGCAACAAGGGGCCGAGCCGAGATCGAGGCGAGTTTCTTCGGCTGTTTGACGGTGGCCCTCACACAGTCGAGCGCGTCAATCGCGGCAGCGTCTTCGTTCCCAATTGGGGCTTGTCGATCCTCTCGGCCACCACGCCGGCCGCATTGGCCAAGATCTCGCGGCAGTTGCCAGAAGACGGACTGATCCAGCGCTTCGTGCTCATCTGTGCCGGCCGTCAATCTACACCGGCTGATTTTCTAGGCAACGTCGAGGCGGCTCGCGACCAGTACGACGAATTGATTCGGCGCCTGTACTTCGCGCAACCGCGTGCCCACAAGGGCAAGGTGCCGTTGTCATTCCCTGCGGCGGCGATGTTCAAGGAGTGGCGCGCGAAGAACCAGATGATGCAGGAGGCGATGGCGTCGATCTCATCGGCCTTCGAGTCTCATCTCGCCAAACATCCGACGCTGGTGCTGCGAGTTGCGCTGACATTCCACGCGGCTCAGGTGATGAACCAACCCGATGCACAGGCGCGCGATCCTGCCGCGTTTCCTGTCTCGCCGCAGACCATGGATCTCGCGATCCAATTCATGGCCCGCGCGACCCAGCACGCCATGCCGGTGTACTTGGGGATGAAGGGAGGCTCGGATGCGTTCGAACTCGCACGAGATATCGGTCGCGCCATCCTTGCCAGAGGTCAGCCGCTGATCACTCGACGCGAGATCACGCAGGGCGTGCGCACGTTCCGCAGCGCCGAGCCATACGTCCAAGGGGCTGCGCTCCGCGTGCTCGTCGACTCCGCCTGGATCCGCCCCGGCGACGGTGGCTATGCGAAGGCTGAGCCCACCCGGTACGACGTCAATCCCGCGCTGTTCGTTCGAATGGCCGAGGAAGCAAAGCGTGAGCGTGAACGGCGAGCCGCTGTTCGCGAAATGATCGCCGACGCCGTTGCGGAGCGTGGCCGATGAGAAATGTTGTCAATGTAGCTTGCGTGCGCCAGGAGAAGTGTAAGAAGGGTTTTCACCCTCCTATTTCCTTTACTCCTCACACGCGCAAGCAACATTGTCTACAAAGTGTAGCGGACGCCGGCGTTTGCCGAGTTTCTCGCTGCCCTAAAAAGGGCCGGGCCAACAGCGCCAGCGATTCCAGCCACACTTCATTTGCTGCCCTTGCACGACCTGCAAGGCGTCGCACGAATCCAAGTGGAGAAAAGTCCCGATGAATAAAGCATTCCTCGGAAGTGCTGCATCTGATTCCCTTCGCTGGGGTACACATCCGGGTACATTGCGGCAGGGCAGAGGTGCTACATGACCTCCGCGATGTGCTCGAGGACGGGCGTTCCTGTCGCGTACTGCTCGTGCTCACTTCACGATCGCATCGGCGGCAAGCTCAGCGCCGCTGGATACGCAGCGCTCGCCAACAAACATCGCCCCGACGACGACGCCGGACTCGCCGCCGCTGCGCGCGATCTGGCTCGCCAAGGCTTGACGACACGCGATATCAGTCAGGCGCTGCAGGTGACGGAAGATGTGATCGTCGCGTTGCTCCAACGAGCTGATACGCAGTCTGACGCGGCTCGAGGTGATCAGGCCGCTGCTATCCATTGGGATGTATGGACCGGGCAGCGAGGCAGCGAATGATCCTCGCCGGCTCACCGCGCCATCGCCCGGTCTATCGCGCCACCGTTGTCGGCGCCGTTCGTGACTTGGCCGAGCGTGGCTTGAGGCCGCACGACATCGCGCCTCTGCTGGGCGTTGGCGTCGATGCCGTCACTGCGTTGCTCACATCGCCTCACGTTGCGCCTGGTGCGAGCCGTGGCGAGGGGGGCGACGGTGGGTGACTTCACGTTGCAGATCGAGAGATGGATCGCGAAGACCAGCGCCGATCTCGACCAAGTCTGCCGCGTGATCGCGTTGGAACTGCACAAGCGGATCGTCATGCGCTCGCCGGTGGGCAACCCTGAGTTGTGGGCAGCCAATGCCGAGGCAGCGCTCCAGCGATCACAGCACAACCAGGTCGTCGACCAGATCACCGCCAACTTGATGAGCGACCCTCGCAACGTCGGAAAGGGCGGCGGTCTCAAGCGCAGCGTCCGCAGCTCGTACAACAAACGTTTGAGCAAAGCGCAGCTCGCGAAGCTATATCCAGACCGCCAGGGCAAGGGCTACGTCGGCGGCCGGTTCCGCGGTGCCTGGGATGTCTCCCTCAACTTCGCCTCGACGAAGCCACCGGACCGCATCGACCCCAACGGCGCCGAGACGATCGCCGCCGCACAGGTCGCGCTCGAAAACTTCGTCGCCGGGCCGAGCATCTACTTGGTCAACAACATGCCCTACGCGCAGCGACTCGAATACGGCTGGAGCAAACAGGCACCGGCCGGCATGGTCCGCGTCACCGTCGCCGAATTTCAATCCGTGGTCGATGCCGCGGTCCGCTCAACACCCGAGAGGTAAAGCAAATGTCACTTGTCGAGTACACCCTGGCCACACCGAAAGCCAGCATCGCAAAAACGACGCCCACCGGCGTCGGCGACGCGCTGGTCACGATCACGGTCGAGACCGACATCGCCGTAGCAGCGCGGGCCGCAGCGAACAACTCGCTTCACGTTCGCGACATCATCATCGCCGGCCTGCATAAGGCTGTGCGGCAGATCGCAGAGGACCTCGCACGATGAGCAACAAACCAAGCGCCGTGCGACTTGCGCAAGCGTCGGCAATCCTGGCCCGTCTCTCCGGTCTCGATCCATCTGTCAGTCCGCGTGTCGCCGCCGTGGTGAAGTTGCTCGACTCGGAGACTGCGTCGTCGATTCCATCGATGGCCAGGTCGTTCGAGCAGCGGCGCGACTCCATCAGGGCGAATGCGAAGCTCAGCGACATCGGCAAGGCCGAGGAGATTCAAGGGTTCGCGAATAGCCTCCTTGGAAACCTTGCGACGCGTGCGAAACAAGTGACTGACCTCGAGGCCGAACACCACGCCGACAAATTATCGGCGGTGCCGCTGCCGCAGGCATCCGTCAACGACACACTGATCGACATCGAACTCGCGAAGCATGTGAGATCACTCGACTTGATTCCGTCGCGCCTCGTGGAACTCCCCGAACGGCTGCGCCTAGCCATCGCGCGAACGCCGAGTGAACTCAGCGGTCTAAGACCAGAGATACATACGCGCATTCACGGCAGCCTCATGTCACCGGCAAAGGCCGTACAGCTTTCGAGCGAAGCACAGGCACTCGGCGCCGCACGTGAGGTCATGCAAGCCGCGATCAACGAACTGGCGCCGCAAGCGAAGTGGCCGGCAACCGAACTCGTGCGTCACTTCGGCGACCGATGGAGATTGCCCGGCGTGACCGACAGCACCGCGCAGCGCCTCGCGGCCGGCGACGACGGCAACAACTAACGAGCCAACGTGGTCTAAGTCGTGAGTCACCACCCTCCTAGCAAGCAACCACGACAGCCCGCGGGCAATAAATCCGGCCGCGGCGGGCAACATCCAACCAACCCAAATTAGGAAACATCAATGACCACGATCAAGCTGAAAGCCGACCCCACGTTCGAAGCGCCCGTGCTCATCGACGTCCCAGGCAGATCCGATCCCGTCGCCGTCAAGTTCACGTTCAAACACCGAACCAAGGATGAGTTCGCGAAGTTTGCGGAGAAGCTCGACCGATCGGATATTGACAGCGTGATGGCCGTCGCCGTCGGCTGGGAGTTCACCGACGAGTTCAACAAGAAGAACGTCTCAACCTTGCTAGAAAACTATCATGGCGCCGCGTCCGCCATCGCGAACACATACGTCCGCGAATTGCTCGGCGTGCCCGACGCGAAACAGGAGTGACCGCTAATGGACATCGCATCGCTCACGTTGAAGCTCGACACCGGCGGCGTCGACAAGGGAAAAACCACGCTCCAGGAACTCGCTGGCGCTGCCGAGCGCGCGGAGACGGCGACCGAAGGTGTAGGCGTTGCCTTCAACACCGCCGGACGTGAGGCGCGCACAGCCGCGTCAGGAATGTCGGCGGCCATCGCCGCTCAACAAGCATCCGTGCGCGCCGGCCAGCAGTTCCTGGCGACGCTGCGCGAGCAGTCACAACTCTTCGGGAAATCAACCGAAGACACACTCCGCTATCGAGCCGCGCAACTCGGTGTCGGCCAGGCGGCGGCGCCCGTCATCCTTCAACTCCAGCACCAGCGCGCAGCCCATGAGCAGGCCGCGACGGCGGCGCTTCGTGAGTCGGCGGCACAGCGCGAGGCCGCGGCGGCGAAACGATCGGCCGAGGCTTCACAACAATCTTTCATTGCCAGCCTGCGCGAACAGGTCGCACTCCAGGGCAAGTCGCAAATCGAAGTGCTGCGATATCGCGCGACTCAGCTCGGCGTCACGAAGGACGCAGAAACATACATCGCGCAGATCGAGAAGAGCGCCACGAGCACAGGCAAGCTCGGCATGAGCGCAGCGCAGACCGCATTCGCCATGCGCATGTTGCCAATGCAGATCACGGATATCGTCACCGGCCTTGCGAGCGGACAACCCGCGTTCATGGTTGCAATTCAGCAGGGAGGACAGCTTCGTGACAGCTTCGGCGGCGTCGGCAATGCACTGCGCGCTATGGGCACCATCCTTACCCCGACTCGACTGCTACTTGGTGGCATCGCCGGCGCGGTGGCCCTCGTGGTCAAGAGCTTTTTCGACGGTCAGCGCGAAGCCTTTGAACTGGCGAAGTCACTGACACTCAGCGGCAACGCCGCCGGCGTGACCACGAGTCGTTTGTATGAAATGGCGCGCGCCATCGATGACGTAGCAGGTACCCAGCGCGACGGCGTTCAGGCCCTGTCACAACTTGCCGCGACGGGCCGCGTGTCGGCGGAACATCTGCAAGAGTTCGCTCAGGTCGCAGTGAACCTCCAGCGCACCGCTGGGACGCCGATCGAGGAAACGGCCAAGGCGCTCGCCGAACTCGCGAAATCGCCGGCCGACGCAGCACGCAAGCTCAACGAGCAGACAAATTTCTTGACTGTCTCGACGTACCGCCAGATTTCCGCGCTCGAACGACAGGGGAGAACGTTCGAAGCCGCCGAGATCGCGCAACGCGCATATGCCAGAGCGATGGACGATCGATCCAAAGAGGTGGAGAAACATTTGGGCACGCTCCAGCGGTTGGGGCGCGGTACCGCCACGGTGTTCGGTGAGCTGCGCGACGCCTTGATGAACATCGGCCGGCCGGCCGACTTGAATGCTCAGCTTGCCGGCGTCGAGGAACGGATTCGACAGTTACAGCAGTTGCAAGCCCGCTTCCCCCTGGAAAAAGTTGGCGGTCTGTTCACGGATCGCGCGCGCATCCTGGAGCGATTGGAGAAACAACGCGCGGCCTTGCAAGCGCTGACGAAGGCCCAAGACGAATCGGCGCACGCACAAGAACGCCAGCGCCAGTCGCTCGAGCGCTACATTGCGACCGAGAAGCGTGCGCTCGAAGTCGGCGAGTCGCGACGCGAACACTTGGAACTGATCGCCCGGGCACAGCATGAATCAAGCCTGGGAGGAATCAATCGTGTCCTGGAGGCTTCGCTCGCCGGCCAGCAGGCGAGCTTCGCGCAACTCGACGCACTACGCGCCGCGGATGTCATCAAAGATCGCGAGTACTTCCGATTGAAACGGCAGTTCGTCGACGATGCGACGTCGTTCCGAGTGAAGGCATTGCAGGACGAGCGCGCAGAGATCGCCGGCGAGATCCAGCGCCTTGAAGCCGAACGAATCGCCGCCGGCCGCCGCGTCGATGTGACAGTTGGGCCAGGTGGCAGCCGTCGATCGGCGCCCGTCAATCGAGAAGCCGAGCGCTTGAAAGCCGAGGCGCCGTTTCAGCGTGAGATCATCCAACTGCGTGAGCGGCTGCTCGAGCTCGAGGACGATGTGACTTCTGCAAAGCGCCAGGGTGCGATCGCAACTGTCGAACTCAACAGCGCCGAGCAATCCGGCGCCGCCGCTGCAGAGAAGGCGCTCACGAAGGCACGCGATGCCGCGCAGTTGTACGTCGACACGTTGAAGCAAGCGAGCGATCGACGCCTGGCGAGCGCAGGCCTCGGTGATCGGCAACGTGAAATTCTCGAAGCGCGCAACCGCATCGATGATGAGTTCGCGAGGCAGATCGTCGACCTCGATCCAACGAAAGAGTTTTACGAGGAACGCAAGCAGGCACTACGAGAAGCGAATCGAGACGCACTCGCCGAGAACGAAAACTACTTCAAACGGCTGGCCGAACAACAGTCGAGCTTCGCCGTTGGCGCACGCGAGGCGCTTGCTAATTACTTCGACAACGCCCGCAACGTTGCTCAGCAGTCGGAACAACTGTTCACAAATGCCTTTCAGGGCATGACGGATGCACTGGTGCAATTCGCCACGACGGGCAAGCTCGATTTCAAGTCACTGGCCAACTCGGTCATTGCTGATCTGCTACGGATTCAGCTTCAGGCGGCGATGGTCAGTGCGATGGGCGGCGGCAACTGGCTCGGTGCTCTGTTCGGCACGTCGGGCACCCTCACAGGGAACGCGGCTACCGCGCTTGCCGGCGGCAACTTCAGCGGGCCACGTCTCGCGGATGGCGG